GCTGGGTGCCGCCCTGGTGCGACGAGCAGTTCCAGGAGTTCATCTATAGCTGCCATACGGTCAACGAGTTGTACTGCCTGGACGACAAGGCCCAGGAGCCTCGCCCCTGGGATGAGGCCACTGTGGCTCAGCACATCGAGGCCGAGAAGATGGCCCTGGAAATGTGGAAGCGAGATCATCCAGAAAGTTCTGACACATAAGGGCGCAAGCGTCCTTGATATAGATGAGAGAGGAAAGGAGGTGAACATGAGACCTGAACGCAAACAAGACTTCCCCTGCATCATCTGCGGCATGGTGCTGTACCGGGAGATGGACGACGAGGGCCAGCCCCGTGACGGCGTGGTCTGCCACACCAGTGGTAACTACGGCTCACGGGTCTTCGATGACCTGCATGGTGAGTACCTCACCTTCAACATCTGCGACCCCTGCCTCCGGGACCGGGCCAACGCTGACCGCATCTTCATCACCCAGGGCAGCCTGCCCGTGTGGGTGGAGGGATCCATCTGCGGGGCCTACCCCGTCGACCGTCCCTACGTGGCCTGGAAGACCACCATGGAGCCAAGCGACGAACGGCTGAACGTCGAGATCTCCGAGATCATCGAGCAGACCTACCCCAGGAGCATTCGCTGGAACGGTGGGCCTGAGGACGGCTGGCCGGATGTGCTGGCCGGTGACTACCTGTCCCGCCACCCTGACGAGATCGCAGAGTGGAAAGAGGTCATGCCAGACCACGTCGAGCGTATCGACGCCATCATGGCTGACTACCAGCGTCGTATGGAACAGCGGCGGCGGCGCTAGCCGAAGTAGAACTCTCGGTTCTGGAGGATCGAGGACCGGTAAGGATCGGGGATGTCGTCACGGGTCAGCAGCTTCTGCAAGGCCAGGCGTCCCCAGTCCTTGTGGTCTGCCCACCAGGCGGCGATGGACATCTCGTAGTTGATGCGCCACTCCATGCTGATGTCCACGAACAGCCCCGGCGTGTTCGGCTCGTAGTACTCCTTCGCCAGGTTGATGGTGTGCCAGGCCAACAGCCACTGCTCGCTCAGCCGGTAATGCTCAGCCAGAGCCACCATCGGCTCTGCCCGCCCCGGCCGCTGGCCCCAGGCTGCCCACAGGTGGCCCACGCCTTCTGCGACCGCCCCCAGGTTGAGCAGGTTCACCCCCAGGCGGAACCGGGCATAGAAGGACTCCTCCTCCCAGCCCTCCATGTTCAGCCGGGTGCGGTACCACTCGATGGCCTGGGGCATCTCGCTCATGTCGTCATAGGTGCGGGCCAGGTAGAAGGCCGTGCGTGGCTCATGGCCGTCCTCCCAGTCGAGGGCCAGCAGCTTGGCGTCCCGCTCAAACTTCTCCCTGCGCCCGGTGCCGTCACCATGATGCTGCACATAGAACGATGACGTTCTGACCGGCCAGGTGCCACTGGCGACCGGCGACCAGTAGTACTCATGGGTGCGGCCCTTGGACTCCCAGCCCCGGTTGGAGCGCAGCAGCTTCGGCAGCCAGAAGCGCATGTCCCCCTGGCGCATCTCAGCCTCGACGCAGTCAGCCGTGATGTCGGTGTCGATCTCCCCGTGGAAGGTGTCGTCGGCGTCGAGGACCAGCATCCAGTCGGTGTGGCTCTCAGCCTGGCGCAAGGCAAAACTGCGACTGGGGCCGTAGCCGTCGAAGGGGTGAACCAGCACCTGGCCGGGGACCGGGGCGAAGACATCCTGGGCCACCTGGGTGGTGCTGTCAGTGCTGCCGGTGTCCACCACCGTCCAGTAGTCGATGTGATCCTTCACGCTCGCCGCCAGCCTGGGCAGGATCAGGGCCTCGTCCTTGACGATCATCACCAGGCCAACGGTCATGGCCCGGTCCAATCATGGCAATGGCCGCAATAGCCTTCACGTACATCATTCGGGTTGTGGCTCGTCATCCCGCAACGTGGACAGGTGAAGCTGGTGGGAGCGGGATAACTGGCACCCCCGCTCCCAATAGCACTCACCCTGTCGGAGCCAGTAGCGCCAGAATCAGTCATCGCCCATCACTTTCTTGATAGCTGCGGCCAGTTCGTCACTGCTGGAGGGATCGATGCCCTTGGGACAACGCACGATCTCATCGGCTACCTGTACCAACTTCCAGGGCAGAGGGGCGTCGCCCATCACCACGGCGATGATGGGCTTGTCCAACATGATGGACGCCCCCAGTTCCACCCAAAACTTCACATCACCTTCCCGGCTCTCTGGCACCAGGGAAATGACCAGGGCGCTCCTGGACAGCTTGGGCACCATCTCATCGAGAACGTGGTGGACCCAGGTCTTGGCCGAGGAGTCCTGCCAGGCATCGTCATAGCTCATGGCCTGTCCCCTAGCTGCACGCTATGGGCTAATGGTTCAACTGGCTCCAACTTGCGTGGCGGCACGCACCAGAACCGCAGTTGGTCAAGTACCAGGCGGGTATGTCCCCATTCCCCTGACTCTTGGATGGAGACAGGGTGACCGCAATAGCGACACACATAGTCGGCGGTAGGTGATGTCATGGCACCACCTGGATCGACTGGATGGTGTAGAGCGGGTAACGGCGCTCCCGGTAGTTGTCGAGCAGGAGGTAGGGCGGCTGTGGCTCCTGCTGGTTCACCTGGGTCAGCACCCCCTCAGCCGGGTGCCAGTCGATGTTGAAGGTCAGCTTGACGTACTTGCCCACCAGGGCCTCAGCGTCCTCCACCGAGGGCTGGCCCATAGACGCCCGTGACTCCTCTATGAAGGCTTTTTGGTACTCCGGGGCGGAAACATTTTTTGCGCCGCTCCTGCGACGTTCTAGGGGCCTCTCAGGGGCATCCACATGGACAGGTGACATTGTCGATGTGGCCCCCACATCACCATAGGCATTCCGCAGGGCTGATTCGGTGACCTCTACCTCAGGTACGTATGGCTCACCCCTCTTCTTGCTGACCAGGACAGCCGCCAGGTCACCCATGGCCTTCCAGAAGTCATCGGACAGTTCGACCCTAGCCATCTCATCCTCAGCCATCCACACCGTGACGGCCCGGTGGGCGGCATCCCTGAGGGGATCCAGGCGATGGGCACTGGAGGCGGCGTCCAGACGGCTCTCGTACTCATCCCGACTCTTGCTCATGGGCCTCCTCCCAGGTGCGGTGACCGGAGAAGCTGATGTGCTTACCGGCATGACCCTGGACTAGCTGGCAGCGCCAGGAGCGCCGCCTCCCCTTCATCTCCACCTTCTTGGAGGTGCAGCGGTTCACGCTGCGGCGATGGGCACCGACGCTGGTCTTCACGATGAAAAAATCACATCCTGCCTCCAGTGTGCTGCGGTACGCAGTCCCCGGTGAAATTGCTGGGTCAACAGTACCCACTGAGAGGTCGACCCCGGCTGGACCATAGCCTGTTCCAGTTGCTCCAGGCGATCCGCCAGGTAGGGGGCGTGCTGCCACTTGATGATGCCAGTTTTTTCGTGGTGGATCAGGAGGATAATCAGGGGATCGTCGGGTGCCCCGTCAGGCCAGTGGCCGTCGAAGTCCTCCTCGCAGTACCGCTCGTAGTCCAGGCGGGGCAGGACCGGCCCACCCTGGTTCCTGAAGTCATGTAGGCCGTAGCCCGCCACCTGGGACCACACGCAGCGCAGGCCGTCAAACTGGCTCTCACTGCCCGAGTAGCACCCGTGGCTAATTTCCATGCTTTTCGTACTGGGACCAGTCCACCCCTGGTAGCTGTAGCTGGACATCCTTGATGGGTCGGACGAGATCCTCCTGGCCCAGGCGACTGGGAGTGGGGCCTCGCTGACCCTGGTAGTGGTTGCGGCGCTCCGGGTGGCCGTAGGCCCACTGGCTGGTCCGGGACAGCTTCACGAAGCGCATCTGGGCGATGACCAGACCAGGCCGCAGGCGGATGGGCACAGGGCTGATGTTGCTGATTTCAAGGGTGGCCGTGCCGTTAAAGCCGGGGTCAAAGAAGCCTGCCGTGGAGTGGACCTGGATGCCCATACGTCCGATGGAGGAGCGCCCGGTTAACTCCCCGGCCAGGTCATCGGGGAAGGTGAAGACCTCCACGCTGGATCCCAGCACGAACTCACC